GGTAGCTAAGTCAATCTCGGCTGCCGCCATCGCCACTTTAGTTTCTTTAACACCAGTCAATGTAGGCTGGGAGGTAGGAGCCACACCTGTTAATGTATTGTCAGCAAAGGTAATGGTCTTGTTAGTTAGAACTTGAGAAGCGGCTAAAGTAACCTCGCCTGTCTCGAAATAACCTAAGCCCGTCCATGCGGTAACGCCATCACCTAGCTTAATCTTGTTGGTATCGGTCTCAATTCCCATCTCCTTCTGAGCCAAGGTTGGGTTTGCTGTTGTCCATGCAGAGGCTGTGCCGCCGCGAAGTTGAATAATACTAGACATTAAGGATTACCTCCGTTGTAGTTTTGAGCAGTTAGATATACAGAATCAGGAGCACCACCTTCAACATCGGCAGCAAACTTAGAGTCGGCTTCTGTCTTGGTGTAAGTGTTAGCTACAGCGAATGCGCCATATGCCACGATGTCAATGATGTCGCCGGTAACAGCACCTACAGCTAATACTATGTCTGTTCCACTAGTAGCCGTGAAGTCAGTTGCCGTTTGTAACTTAACACCGTTCTGATATACATCTACGAAACCAGAGTCGTAAACAACAGCATAAGTTGCCTGTCCAGATGTAGCAGTGTACACTTCACGGGAAGTAGTGCCGTTAACAGCAGATCCGGTAGCTTTCCAGATAGATCCTGTGTATACGCGTTGTTCATTAGCTGTGGTATCAAAGTATTGTGCTCCGGTTATAAGGGCATCACCATCATTATCGACAGAAGGGCTACTAGACTTAGCACCCAAGTAACGGTCATCAAAAGCATCGTAGCTGGCAGCAGCGGCTGTAGCAGAGTTAGCAGAGGCAGTAACAGCACCTGTTATGCTGGAGGCGCTGGCGGCAGCGGCAGTGGCTGAACTAGCAGCTTCACCTGCCTTAGTTGTCGATATACCAGCCTGAGTCGTTGCTGTAGTGGCTTGAGTACCTGATGTAACAGCGCTGGCAGCAGAGGCGGTAGCAGAGGTGGCAGCAGCGGTCGCTGAAGAGGCAGAAGAGGTGACAGCACCTGTAATGCTAGAAGCGCTGCTGGCGGCTGCTGTGGCTGAATTAGCGGCATTGGTCTCAGCGGTCTCAGCATTGGTTTCAGCGGTCTCTGCGTTTGTTTCAGCCGTCTCTGCATTGGTCTTAGCGGTTTGAGCGGCTGTCTTAGCTGTCTCAGCGGCTACGCGGTCGGCATCAACACCGGCTTCACTAGCAGCAGCGGCAGAGGCAGAAGCGGAGGCAGCACCGGCACTTGAGGCAGCAGCGTCACGAGAATCTTCAGCACGAATGGTTAAAGCTGTAACAGCCGATATTGACGCATCATTGGTTGCGTCACCACTTCCACCTGAGCCACGATAAATAGCCATATCATTCTTCCTTAGTTGGTTTCTTTACTACGGGTTGTTTCACAGGAGTTGCTGGAATAACCTCTACGTACTCTTCATGTGCTCTCATTTGCTTAATATCATATTCGGAGGTAAAGGATACTTCAGACCCACCCCGTATGCATTTAAATGTAACCATATATTCTCCTTGTTTCTTTATTACCCTAGATAAGATAATAAAGAAAGGGGACTCCCTAAGGAATCCCCAGTTACTTAGGCAGCTAGTGCGAAAGTGATAGCAGCTTCATCACGCAACTCTTTAACGCCGTAAAGCATATCAGAGGTGAACAATGTGCCAAGGTACTCTTGCTTGTACTGAGTTTGTGAGCGAACGCCCTGTTGCTCGGCCAATACAAAGGCTTCCTTGTGGAACATCATACCGATACGGCTAGTAGTCGTAGTTGCGGTATCACAGTTGGTTGACACATATACTGTCATACCGTAGACATCACCGATCTTGCCGTTGCGGATAGTGTTACCACCACCGATTTCACCAGTAAATGCTTGCTCAGTGAAACGAGCCAAACCCATCATGGTGTTACGGGCAACAGGAGGCAATACCAACACGCGACCGTCCATTGGTACATCAGCATCGTCCAACGCTTGGATCATCTTGCGAATACCAGCATCAGTGATTGCATTACCAACGTTAGTGCCGTCAACATAAGCTGTTGAGCCGTCACCAGCCAATACAGCGCCGTTGTAAGCAGCAGTACCATTACCGCCAGCAGCGCCACGACCCAACTGAACCAAGTCGGTGTCGACTTGTTTAGCTAGAGCGTAACCAGCATCGCCGGTGTAGAACTTACGCATTGAAGACAAGGCTTGCACTTCCGTGATGTCCTCAATCAATCGTGAGTACTCGTAGTGCTTGTTAACCAACACTTGGATTTCAGTCTCGGTAGCAGCAATCAAAGTAACTTGTGTAGATGCAGCTTTTAAAGCAGCAGAGCCACGAGTTGGCTTTGGAATGTGCAATGTATCGCCCTTTTTGCCTTTGAAAGACATCTTAGAGACGAGATTGGCCATAACGAGGTTTTGCTTGTATGCAGCAATGATCTCGTCAGACCAGATTTCAGGGATGAACTTCGCGCCAGTCGCGTTAGTTACGTGGTTAGTACCTAGTGCCATTTTAATTTCCTTTTAGTTTGTAAAATCTACTTTACCCGACCCTCTGCATATGCTTTCATTATTTCAGGTTGCAATGCTTGATAGCGGTCAGGATTTCTCTGCATGAGTTCAATGATGTCTGCTCGACGATATGTTTTCTTAGAACTCTCGCCAGAACCTTGGTAGCTGCCCATTGAGGCAGACTTTATTGCATTAGATCTTGTAGACTTCTCGGCATTCACTGTGTTAGTTACAACTTGTTTTCTTTCTTTCCAAGTCGATAACAACTCATGTGCTGCATCAAAGTCGTATCCTTGATCGGCTCGTGAAAACAGTTCTTTCCGTACATTACTCTTACCGATCCACTCGCCGAATCCACCGTCCTGTAGGACTTCTTGGAAATCAGGGTGAGCCTGTTTGAGGTTAGCTAAGGCTTCCGCTTTAACCATCTGTTTAGAATACTGCTCCGCTTGCTTGATCTTTGGATGCTTTTCAATAGCTCTTGCAATGGCTTTATCTGGGTCTGAGAAGAAATCAATCTCTTCTTCGACATCTGGGGCTTTATTGGTGACGGTTTGAGTTCTAACAAAGTCATCAACTATCCGACGAAGTTCACCGACTTCACTCCCTTGTTTACCCATTGCCCTTTCGGCTTCTTGGTGCATACGAACAATGTCTTTAACACTCTTGTTCTTATACTTCTCAGGAATATCGTCTTCTTGTGGTTCGGGAGTTTCCTCTTCAGGCTCCTCTACCTTATCCTCTTCTTCAAAGGTATCAAACTCGTCTGGTTGAAGGTCATCACCCTCGTCTATAAATGTTGCCATCTGTGCTCCGTACATAGAATGTATTGTGGAAATTAAAATAACGCTTGTGGTTTACCCGGCGTTTTCCTTCTTCTCTGCTTGAATCTTCTCATTTCGCTTTCGTTCCCATTGCATTGCTGCTCCGGGAAAGTCGCCAGTTACGCCCTCAAGTTTAACTAGTGATTTGCTAATGATACGAATAGCAGCTTGACCACATACCTTACAATTGGTTGTCCGGAGTGCGGAGTCAATGTAAGCCTCGGTAATGTGATCGTCGGCGCAAATGAACTCGTATATGCGTTTAGTCATCTGAATCTTTCTGGAAATCCTCATAGCTGTTTTTAATAGAGGATTCATATTGAACGATTCGTGACACTGCTTCGAGTTGTCCGCGTCGATGCCAGAACTGTTTCTCATCTTGAATGGTTGTAATATCCTGAAGCATTTCCATATTGTCGGAGATATCTTCTATATATTGTTTCCACCCTTTAGTTGTGAACAGCTCTAGGAGGTTTTCATAATAATCTTGTAAGTCTTTATCCATCTCTTTTTCCTTTCGTTGTTAGGAGAGATGTTGTTATTATACCACACTTTGATCCATTTGTCAAGTGTTATTTAATAGGTTGGGGGTTTTCGACACACTACCCCCGGAGTGCTAACGGCCCTAAGGCTGTCTATTCTTATTCTGCATTTGCATTGTGGCAATTCGCTCATTACTCATAATGTCTTTATCCTTCAAAAGGAGTTCAGCAATACGGAATCGTTGCTCCATTGCTTTCTCGTCGCCGCCGCCTGCATCTAAGTTATTAGATAAAGCAGCCACTAACTTAGCTTGAGCAATCTGAGGTGCGATCTGAGTATCTACTTGAGTCTCTTGCGCTTCTGCCCTGTACTTAGCTGCTTGAGCCTGTAGTACTTCGAGTTGAGCCGCAGCCGTCTCCGTTTGCATCTGCTGTGCTTGCTGTTGTGCTTGTTGCTGCTGTGGATTAGGTTGATTCATCTCTTCCAACTTAGCCAGCAACTCTTCACGGTTAGATAATCCCATATTGTCAATAACACTAGAAACCAGCATCGGATACATTGGGCTATCTTGACCTAAAGTCTGTAACAACTGCACAAGTTGTGTTACTTCATACTCACGGGCAATAACACCAAGCGAAGATGTAGGAATAAACTTGTAATCAGAGACAGGGTAATGGTCGGGGTCAAACTGCATGTAACGCCAAGCTGTTTTCTCAATCATGGGGATTAAGAAGCTCTCTTGGAAGTTAACTAAGGTGCGCTTGTGGCGTTTAATGATAGCGCCAAGCGACATCGACACAGCACCGGCAGCAGCCTCGCCATTGATAGAGCCGGGAATGCCAGCAGCGTCAATAGCGCCTGTAGCCATTTGAACCATCTTCTGTAATTCAGCCGCCTGAGCGAATGTTACTTGGTCGAGGTTGCCAAACTTGAATGGCTGTAAGATTTCAGCAGGATTACCGTTAGTTAAGATAGTCTTGCCGGGACGGATCTCCAACTTAGCTCCACGAGGCATACGAGTAGCGTCCATAGCCATCATAGGGTGCACTGTAAGCGCCAAAGCATCAATACGTGCACGTAGCTCAGAGTCCAACGCCTTCTGGCTGTTGTAGCCCTTCTCACAGACTCCACGACCCCAGAAACGACCCGGTACTACATCCCAAGGAAAAGCCACAATAGGGCGATCCTGCATCATGTAGGGGTTCTCTTCAATCTTGAGTAGTGTACCGCCATTAGCGACAACAATCACCACCTCAACATAGCCCTTTTCTTCTTCTTCACCGTCTTCGTCTTCGTCGTCTGTCTCGTAATCTATTTCTTCTGACAACTCGTCGCCGTCTTCGTCTAACATTGCTCTGTTAAAGATGTGACGGGGAATCAAGCCATAATACTTAGTCAAACGAACCTTGTCGTCGTCATAAGCGGTCAGTTCTTTGTCTGCTTCTAAGTCCCTGTCGGCATCAGCGTCTTC